GCCGCTGCTGTCTAGGCCGGCATAGCCGTTGTTAGCGCCTTTGTTAGCCGTGGCCTCAGCGCCGGTCACGTCAGCCACCGCCAAGGTGACCGCGCCTTGGCGACCGGCCACCGAGGTCACCTGATCGGTGCTGTCAACCTTCTCCCAAGCACTGCCGTTGGAAATGATCCAGTCGCCAATCTTCCAGTCCGTAATGCCGTCAATGTTGGTGGCACCAGCGGTGGTGACCACGTAGTAGTGACCCTTGTTTCCGACAGCGGCGGCGGGAATGGTGGGCGTGTTGGCGTTGGCGTTCCAGCCACTCTGGTACTTGACCGCACCGATGACAGCCTCGGGCATTTGCTGCACCGGCACCTTGCCGGTAGCATCAAGTTCGGCGTAGCCGTTCGGCTGCCCTTTCTCGGTAACGTCCTCAGCGCCAACATCGGCCGGCGTGAGTTGGATATTGCCAGCCCCGTCAGGCTCGATGCTGTTGACGGTGAGCAACGGGCTGTCCGCGCCGGGCTCACCCTTCTCAGCCACCAGCGTGAAGTTGTCGGGATCGAACACCGCACCGGCGGTGTGGCTGACGGTGCACGCATACACGTTGCCGCCGAAGCGCACCGCGGTGGCCGGATAGGTGGCCACGCACACCAAGCCCTGCACCCAATCCACCACAGGCAAGGCAAACGGGACCGGCCCCTGAGGGCCGGCGGCAACCGCTACAGCGGGCGGCGTGATGGCAGCGCGAGCAAGCGCCGTGAGAGATTTGATAATCATGCGCGCGTCACCCCGTGCACGTGGGTCCAGATGCCTTGAAGCACCACCACCGTCACGCCATCGGCCGTGGCGCGAATGTCAAAGTGGTACTCGCCCGCCGGCAGCCGGGCCATGCTGCTGTCATCGATGCTGACGGACAGAAAGTTGTTCGACGCCGTGCTGGCGTCCAGCGCCGCCGTCCTATCCGTCAGGTTTTTGCGAAGCTGAAGGCGGAAAGCGATGCCGGTGAGCGCCACCGGCACATCATCCACCGTGAACTCAAAAGAGCCGCGCGCGTCAGCGTTGCTACGCGTCTCAATCTCAGCCTCATACAGCGGCAGGTCTAGGATGGCGGTCATGTCGCGCGGCCTCAGAAGGCCGGCTTGTCAGGCCGGGCCGGAAACTTTTTGCGCCCCACCGTGCCAGTCTCAGCGCCGGCAATGTCGCGCATCTTCTGACGGTACTCGCGCCACGCCGCCGGAACCTTCATGTCGGCTTCGAAGCAACGCAGCACTATACGGTCGCTTTGCTTCAACTCCGCCAGCGCCTTCGCGCGCCAGTGCTTCCACGCTTCGGCCTCGGCCTCGGCCGGATCGGGGGCAGTGAACGCGCCGGACTTCTCATCGTAAAGCGTGCCCACCGTGCAGCCGGCTGGTGCACTGACCAGCAAAAGGCTGGTGTGCAGAAGCTTGGCGTCCTCATCGCTGTAGAGGCGGTGAACCTTGCCTTGGTGGATTAGTGCCTTCGTCATCGCCGCCTCCGTTGTTATCCAACCCACTCAACAATCACCAAGCCGTCAGCGCCGTCGCCGCCGCGCGCGTTGGTGCCGGTGGCAGAACCGCCACCTGAGCCCGCGCCGCCCGGGAACGCGCCGTCACCAGATGAGCCCGTTGACATCATGCCGCCGCCGCCACCTTCGGGGCCGGGAGCGTTGCCACCCGCGCCACCATATCCGGTATATTCGCCGTTGGTGTTGGTGCCAGACGCACCGGAGCTTCCGTAGCTTCCGGTGGAATTGACCTCACCGCCAGCGCCTACGCCCGGCGTAGAACTGGCCGGCGTGCCGGGGATGGGATCAATGCCAGCCTCACCGCCGCCGCCGCCTGTAGCTGACGCCACCACACCAGCGCCGACCGTGGACACCGAACTGGTGCCGCCATCATCGCCGGCAGTAGTGGTGCCGACAGGGCCGCCAGCGCCGCCAGCGCCGACCGTGATTGTCAGGCTCTCACCCGGCGTCACAACCAAGTCTTTGCGGCAGTAGCCGCCTGAGCCACCGCCAGCGCCGCCGACGAACGTAGCGTGCCCGGTGCCGCCGCCACCGCCGCCGCCGTACACGTGCAAGCGCACCTTGCGAACGCCGGCCGCCACGACATGGGTGTGCAGGCCCGGAACGTAGTAGCGCTGCTGTTGCGGGAACGCCGCCTTCTCCAGCCCGTTCGCGGTCACCAGCTTGAAGCCGCCCACCAGACGGAAGGCCGCGCCGTCATAGACCAGTTCCAGCATTGAGCCCGCCGGCAGGTCACCAATACCGCTCAGCGCGTTGCCTTGCGCATCCACGATGGTCTTTGCCGCGTTGGCACCGACCGTGATCGTCGGCGTGGTAGTGGTGCTGTCACTGCCGGCCTTCTTCACGCGCAACGGCAGACCAGCCACCAGCACCACCGCCGGGTCAGGCGTCACCACCAGCGCGTTCGCCGTGCCGGCGTCCTCAAGATAGTTGAGCGTCTGGCTGCGAACGGCCTTGGTCAGTTGCTCCAAGTCCGCCTCAGAAGCGGCGAGCCCGGCGTTGGTGATAAGGTTGACGATTTCGCGCTGCGGGTGCTCGATGGACGCAGCCGGCGGCACTGAACCTTCGGTGCCGGTGCTGGGGTTGCCGTTCACATACGGCGCATCCGGGTCCAATTCACCGTAGGGCTGCTGATACTTCATAGGGGCGTCCTCTCTTGGAGCTACGGCAGGCCGGCGAACTCACCGCCATCAAGCAAGCCGGAATAATCAAAGACCACATCGGTGTGAGCAGGCTTCCAACGCCGAATGAGACACTCAAGATCGGTGGCCAGCGCAATGCGCAGGTGCGGGTCAACGCCGGTCTGGCCCTTTGATACTCGAAACCACGTGAGGCGAGCAAGGCCAACCCGTATCTTCCAGTAGAAGCGCATTTCCAGCGGGCCTAGCTGCCACAGCGGATCGCCCACCTCATCCACGTGCTCGCCGCACCGCGAGATACCGCACATGAAGGGCGAGTATTCACGGATGGTGATGGTGTAGCCAATGCGCGCCGCCACCGCGATGAAGAACTCCCGCGACTGTGCGCCCTCAATAGTCATCCACTGGACAAGCGCCTTCTGGCGGTCGCCAATGGTCAGGGGCTCAGCCACGCACTTGTCGGGCAGGCCGAAGTTACGTTCCCAATCGGCCAGCATTTCCAGCGTGGCGCGCGGGTCGCTCTCACGCTCCAACAGGTCGGCAATCCGCCCGTCAACGTAGCCCCAGATTTGGGCCAGCCCGGTGACCGCCTGCATTAACACCGTGTCAGGATCGCGCGGCCACGCCGCGCCCTGCGGCAGCAGCGCAGCAAGCGGCTCCGCATAATCATCACCAGAGCGGCGGAAGAATTTACGGGTCATAGCTGATCGTTCCGAGAACAGCCATGTGGCCGGCGCTATCCATCACAAAGTCATCGGCAATAGGCGCGAAGTGGCCATCACCGATGGCGCTGCTGATCGCGTCGTTCACCCACACCGCATAGATGGTCTGCCCCGGGGCCGCGCGCTCAGTAAGCATTTCAGCCACCGCCAGTTCGATGAGCGCGCGCGTAGCGGCGTCGTCCTCGCTGAGGTCGGTGATGGTAAAGTCGATGTTTTGCGCCAGCGGCGACAGCACCCATCGATCCTTGATGCAAACCGGCCGCACCGTATCGAGGTACTCAGTGACGGCTTCCAAGTCGTCACCAGTGGGGAAGCCGCCGGCCTCAGCGCGCACTACGTCAAACATCACGCGCACCGTAACGGTGCCGATGCCCATTTCATTCGGGGCGCACCACGCGCGCGTCACACCGGGCACGGCCTTTGCCCAATGCTCGTAGTCATCCTTCGCCCCACCCATGGGCGGCTTGCGAATGCGTTCGAGCACACGCACGCGAAGATCCTCGATGCTCTCCTGATCCACGCCGCCGTCCAGCGTCACCACGGTGAGTGACCCCGTGACGCCGCTGATCGCTTCGCGCAAGGTCAGCGCGGTGCCGGGCTCTTGGTTTCCGGCCACGCCACCCACCACCGCGCGCACGGGCACATCGGTGGGGCCGCCGCTCAACGTGACTTCTTCAACCGCCTCGAACTCAACACCGCTAGGTGCCGTCAGCACCGTGCCGGCGGGTATGATGGTCCCAAGCGTGCCCTCGGCCGTAGCCGTGCCCTCAGCCAGCGCGGCGCTCTTGCGGCCTATGCTGCCGTCAGAGTTGACCAGCCAGATGCTACCGTGCCGCTCAAGGAATTCATCCTCGGCGGTATCCGGCAGCAGTTGCTTGCTGACCCAATCGACATACAGCAGCACCAAGTGAGCTAGCCCGGCCTTGGCGTCAGACATGACGCGCAAGACGCTGTTAGGCACCAGCGCGGCACCGCGCACGGCCGCCGTGACAAAATCACGGGTCATCTTGCGAACGTCAGTGAGAGTTGGTGTGGCCCAAGCCATCACGCGCTCCTAATTTGATCCCATAGACCTTGGAATTGAAGTGTGACTTCGGGAACGCTGCCGCGGTACATGGTCACCAGAGCGTCTATACGCTCTATGCCGGTTCGCGTCACCTCCACCTCAAAGCGCGTGGCAATTCGCCGGTCAACGAACGGCTGCAACGCCTCCTTGATATAGCCCTCAATTTGGAAAAGCGTGCCGCCGCCCTGTGCGTTCTGGCTCGTGATCTTGGCGCGGGACATGAGCCACAGTTTACTTCCAATGTCCCAGCCGTCCCAGATATTGCCGGCGTCAGCGTCACCCCACCAGCCGCGCCGGGCAGTGTCGTCAGGATCGGGCAGCACGTCATCCAACGCGGCACGGGCGTCTGTGCCCAGCGCCACCGTGACCGCGGTGGCGAGGTCATTGCTCACGTCCAGCAGCCCGGTGGGCTGAAGCAGCCAGTCCAGCGTGACAGCTTCTAGGGTGGCGCTACGGTGTATGCGAATATCAGTCATGCTTTGTCGATCTCACCCCAGATGACGTTGCTGGGGCCATCCTCAGTGACCATGCGGATTGACGCCGGCACCTTCACCAAGTCGATACGGTCTTCCTTGACTGACAGCTTCATGCCCTTCACGTCGCCAATGATCTGATCCTTTTTAACCACCAGCGTGACGCTGCCCACCTTGATGGTGACCGGGAGTTCTTTCTTGCCGCCGTCGATGATGATGCCATCGCGGCTGACGTGCACCTTCTGGCCCTGATCGTCGTACTGTGCGCTTTCGCCTTCCTTCAGGTTGCGCAGCCGGTGCCGGCGGTCATCCATGGCGACGATGACGCCGTGCGATCGGTTGCCGCCGAGAAAGACGATGACGAACTCGGCCGCCTTGTCGCTGCCCTCACCGTCCTCCTTGTGGGGCACGCTGGTGAAGCCATAGTTCTGGAAGCGCTCAAGGGTGGTTTTCTTCTCACCCTTCAAAATCTCAACGTCCACCTCTTGCATTAGAGGTTCATCGTTGGCCTTCGTCAGGGTGCCACGCGCGCTGCCGTTCTGAGAGCGGTTAGCCGTATCTCTGGTGTTCGCGCGCATGGCTCAGTTCGCACCGCTCAGGTTTGCAGCACCGCCCGTGAGCCAGTTCTGGCGCACCAGCGTGAGGACGGTCAAGCTGCCGCTCTTGTCGTCTTGGGTAAACGTCAGGCACTTCACGTATAGGGTTTCGTTGTAAAGCAGCAGCATCGGGGAATTTACGGTGACCGGCTGACCCACCTGCCACAGGCCGCCGCTGGGGCGAAGCCAGCCATACACGGTTATATCCGCCACTATCTGCACGCTATCGCGCCAGCCGCCCTCGAACTTGCTACGCAACAGCGCTTCACCCTTGCGGCCCGGGTGCTCGGTGAATTGCTCGAACGGCCGTGAGCGGGCGGCGTCACCACCGTGCTCGCCGTGCACTTGGCTGACCTTCTTGCCCCACTCTTTGTTGTCGCCGTTAATCTGCGAGAACGAGGCGTAGCTACCGCCTAGGCTCATGTCGCTGATCGTGCAGCGCGCGGCTTGAATGTTGCCGCCCTCCACCAGCGCGTCACCTGACCCGCCCTCGAAACCGCCGGCCGCCACTAGGTTGCCGCTCACATCATCGGACAGCACGATGCCACGCATGCGCGCCAGCCGTTCGATAAACTGAAACACGCTCTCGCCCGGGATAATGTCCGCGCGCTTGAACGGCGTGCTGTTGATGGTGCCCTTCGTAACAAGGCCGATGCCGTGCTTGCTCAGCATCTTGCGCGCGATGCTTTCCCACGGCTGCTCTTTGAACTCGCCAGTGTCCAGCGGCGCGCTGCTGTCAACTAGGTCACCCGTCTTGCTGCGGCCGACGATCATAACGCCGTGACGGTTTGCATCGTATGACGCCTGCCGCAGGTACACGTGACCGGCTATAGCCAGATGACCGGCCAGCTTCACCGTGCACGCGTCACCCGGCTTGATCTGCAGACTGGTGACCACGCGCGCCAGCGGCACCGCCTCAGTGCAGGTGAATTGAAAGTGAGACACGGCCACGCCGTACTCCCGGCGCACTAGTACCGTGGTCCAATCTTTGTAGATTGTGCCGTTGACGGTCAGTTCTACGGTTTCGTTAAGCGGCGTAGCCATCACTCTGCAATCGCCCTTCCGGTCACCGGCATGAACGCCGGGTGCGCCACGCTGTTTTCCTGAACCAACTCAATGAAGCGTTTGCCATCACCGTAAAGGTGGTTCGCCAGCGCCAGCGCCGGCATGCTGCCGGGCGTCGCGTAGGTGACCATGCGCGGCAGCGGGCGGGCACGGTCCACAAGATCGCGCGTGCACGCCGCACGCATGTCGATGAGCGCTAGGTACAGCGCCGCGTCTAGTTCATCTGCGGCCTCCAACTCTGCCGCATCGAACCCGGCCAGCATGCGATCAAGGTGCAGGTCAACGTCAGTGCGACTGACGAACGTGGTGCGGGCGATGATCTGCACCATTGCGACCAGAGCGTAGCGCACACCCGCGCGCGCGATAGCCAGCACACCTGCACGATCTGACGTCTCAGCCTGCATCAACGCGCGAACGCGATCCATACCGTTGAACGTAGCGCCCACCGCCACCGCCTCAGTGAAGCACGGCACCAGCAAATCGGCCAACGTGCCGGCGCGGACAGCGTTGATGGTGCCGGCGCGTGCGCGCCCCACCAGATAGCGAAGCTCAACGCCGGCCGAACTCGAGGCCAGCGCCGGCACGGTGCCCAGCACCTCGCCCATCATGCGATCAACCAACGCCTCAGCTTCCTTTAGCGGCGTCATGGTCAGTACCACTCTTGTTGCTTAAGAGCGCCGCCCAGCACTTGCGTGATGGCCAGCGTTGCGGCGTTCGAGGTGTCCAGCGATACGCCCGCCGTGTCCACACCCAAGATGGTGAAGCCCGGCACGCCGGCCTCAACAAACTGCATTTCTACCGTGCAGAAGCCGCCGCGCTCGCGCACTTCCGTCAGCGTGTAGCCCTCGCACACCACCTGAAGCGCGCTGATCTTGGGCAGCACCAGCAGCCCCGGGCCGTCAGCCTCAAGCGCGGATACCAGCAGGTCCCGCGGACGGGTGAAGTTCGGGCCGATCAAATAGCCGCTGATACGGAAGCGCTTTGCGCGGCGTCCCATATCCTCCGCATAGGGCAGGTTGCGCTTCGGGTACTCGTGCAGAGCAACGCGGCGGCCTGACGCCTTGCCGCCAGCCTCAACGTGGAAGAACGCGCCACGGAAAGAGGCGGGTCCAAGACCTTCACGCCACGGAGCGCGCGGCATAGCCATTAGTAGTCTCCCAGAGCGCCATAGTCAGGCGACAAGCTTTCGTCACCCTTTGGCATTTGCATGCCGCGGTTTATCTGCACACCTGAGAACAGCCCCTCAGCGTCAGCGCCAACCTTCGTGCCCCGCGGGGCGTTCACGTCAACGCGGATCGTTGCGTTGCCGGTAACACTCTGTGCGCCGCCGGTCTGCCCCTTCAGCGCGCGGCGGAACTCGTACTCGCCCACGCCTTGGTTGATAACCGGGCGGCCTTGATTGCCCCCCAGCAGATTGAAGCGGCCAGTGGCCGGGTCCACGTCCTTCACGATGCCGACATGGCTGCCGGTCGCGCCGGTAGGCGCGTAGCCGCCATAGCGGCTGCGGTTGCGAACAGCCACGTCACCCGGCTGCACATCGTGAGGCTCAACGCGCGTGCCGTACTTGCGCCAGTTGGAAGCGATGCCCGCACCCTTGGGCGGCTCACCACCTGAGGCGCGCACCACTGAAGCTGCGAATTGACCGCACCACGCGCCGGACTTCGGGTAGCCCTGCGAACTCATAAACGCCTGAAGCTCGCCGGTGGTAGCCCCGCGCGATAGCAGCGCCTCAGCCTGCTTCAGCACCTCGCTGGGCACACCAGCCCCGTCGCTGGCCAGCCCGCCCACCTTGCCGGCGTTGATGTTCGCCGTGCCCTCAGCGTGAGTGATGCCGCCGAACACGCGCTTCGCCATGGCCGGGTCATTGGCTAGGTCAAGCGGCTCGTTAGGATCGACGCCCGCGCGCTTGGCAACGGTGGCGGCCCACGCCTCCTGATCGGTGGTCGTGTATTTGCGCGCCATCTGGTTGACCGATAGCCCGCTGTAGCTCTTTTGCAGCAGCGCTTGCGCCGCAGTGTCGCCCGTCTCCTGATCGGGGAAGATAGCAAATCCGCGGTCGTCAGCGCCGGTGGCACCCATGCTCTGAGCGAAGGGGCCATACTTGAGGTTGCCGCGGTTATTGTTGCGCACGCCACGCGTCAGGCCGGTTGCCGCGGCGTTGGTGCTGTAGCCGCCCGTGCTCAGCGACGTGCGCTGAGGTCCGCTATCTGACGGCACATAGATGGCGCGCGGCCCGCCGGTGCTCACCAGACCGTCACCGCCACCACCGCCGCCAGTGTAGCTCTGAAGCCGCAGGTAGTCTAAGAAGCCCTTGCCAACCTCTTTGCCTATTTCAGGCGCGGCGTTCTTGATGCCTTGCTCAGCGCCGCGCTCAACCCCCTGCTCCATGCCGCGCGGGGTGGGCATGTCATAGCCACCCAACGGGGCGCGCTGAGGTGACGGCGATGGCGTAGGCACCACGCGGTCACCGAACCACTTCCACACGTCACCCCACGTGGCGCTAGGGCTGCCGGGCTTTTTGCTCTGATCGTTCTGATCCTTCATTAGCCCGGTCACCAAGCCCGGCACCATCGACCAGTTCGGCATGCCGTTCTGGCCAATATCGAAGAACCAACGAACGCGACCGCTAACCGTATCCAGCCGCTCAGTGGCGGCGGTCAGCGCTTCAATGCCGGCCACCATAGGGCCGAACGTGAGGTTGGCCATCGACACCTTCAGGTTATCGATAGCACCGGACAGCTTGCCGACCTGAAGCGCGTACTTTGCCGCGGCCTCGGCGTCAGGCACCTTGACTTCGCCAAGCGCCTTCGTCAGTTCGCGCACCTGATCTATGGTCATGCGCGCAAACTCAGGCGAACCGAACAAGAAGGTGGCCAGCGTGGCGCGGTCGTGTGGGTCCTTCAAGCGCTGTAGCGCTTCCATAGACCGCTCAAGCGCCTTGGTAGGATCGTTGGAAAGAATGTCCTCGCGAAGGTTGCGGTAGAAGCCCAGCGCTTGGTGCTTGGCGAAGAACTCCACCACCTCAGCGGACTGGCGCTTGATGCCGTACAGCCGCTCTGAGAACGTGCGCAGACCTTGCGTGGCCGCCTCAGGTGCTATGCCAAGCTGAGGCGCAAGGCGCTCAAACTGCCGGATCGTCTCCATGGCGAAGCCGGTTTCGCGGCTGGCAAAACGCAGGCCGAGCACGCCTTGCGAATACTCATTCAACGCGCGGCCGGCCAGCACCAGCGACCCAGCCACACCGACCACCGCCGCGCCCAACCCCAGCGTGGTGCCGGTCAGGCCGCGCATCGCGGGGCTCAGCACCCCGCCCACGTTGCCGCCTATCTGATCGATGACCGTGGATAGCTCACCGAAGTTCTTCTTCAGTTCGCGGCCGGCGGGTGAGCGCGCAATTTCCTCAAGCGAACGCTTGATGCCTTGTAGCGGGCCGGTGGCGTTATCGCGAACCCTTGCTTCAAGGTGCAGCGGTTGGCTCGCCATTAGTCCTCATCCTCTGCTAGCGCCTTCAGCAGCACCCCGGTCATAAGGCGGTGCATGGTCACCGCCCCCACCGGCTCTCGCAGGAATTGGCCGGGGTGCACACCGTAGAACTTGGCCAGCTTGTAGCACTCCAACAGAGGATCGGGGTTGTGCGCTACAGTTGGGCCATGTCCGGAATAAAAAAACTGGCAACACCCCACGCCACCGTATTCCAGTCTTTGGCGCTCAGCTTGTCCACCGTTGAGGTGGGCACGCTGCACAACGTGGCGATCATAGCGCGCATCTTCGGCGCGTCGAACGACACCTGAGGCGGCGTCATGTTGAAGTCGATAAGCACCGGGTTTCCGGCCCGCATAATGTCCATGCCGGTTGGCTCGCGTACCACCAACTCCTTGACCGCCTCACCGTGAGCGTCCACCGGCTTTGCCAGCTTGAACGTCAGCGGTTGCGCCTCTGCCGCTGCCGCCTCAGCAGGGGCGGCAGCCTTCGTGTTCTCGGCCATCTGTCACTCCGTAAAGTTAGGGGCGTTGCTGGCCCCGGCTACGAAACCTCATCGCATGACACGCCTTCGAAGCGCACGCGCACCTGACCTTCGCGCGATTGCAACTCCAACGCATCCTTGCACCACGCCTCCCGCAGCACATACACCTTGCCGTTCGCCAGTTCGGCAGTGACGGTGGCGTTGATGACCGCGGACACGTCATCCATCGACAGGCCCGGCACCAGCGACACGTCACCTTCGATGAAGGGCACGCGCGGCAATTCGCTGAAGCCGTGCACGTAGTCTTGGCCGGCGATGCCGGCGCGCTCGACGGCAGAGGGCGATACGGTGAAGTTGCCCTTGAGCGGGTACTGGTTTCCGTCAACCTTCAGAAACGCAACACCTGCAATGCGCGGAGCCATGCTGACCTCTCCCGGGTTTCGCCCGGGCCGGGTCAGGCCGGGGCTAAGATCAAGTTGCGACGGTCAACGGCGCGCGCCGCGACCTTGTACGATGGGAGCATGTCTATCACGGCAGCTTCCGCGCTGTCATCCAGCACTTCCACAAAGAGCACCGGGCGGTCGCGAGCCAGAAGCTTGCTAGCGCCGGCCAGCACCGCCAACTCATGGCGCTCAACGTCTATCTTGATCGCGCTAACCGGGTGGCTCACCAGCAGGCAATCCAGAGCCACCGTTTTCACGGTGATTTTGTTCGGCCCGCTCTTGCGCTTCAGGCTGGCACCGGCGGTGAACGGGGTGTTGGTGTAGCAAAGCTGTGCCTTCCCACAGGTGGCGTCAGCAGCGCCGCAGATTAACCTTAACCCAACGCCGTTGGCCTTGGCGTTCACCTCAATGCGCTCTTGCATCAACGGCAAGGGCTCCACTACCAGCACCTCGGCCGCGCCGGCTTTGGCCGCGGCAATACCGAACAACCCACTGTAGCCGCCAACGTCGATGACCGCGCTGCCGGGGCGGCACGCCTCAACCCAGCGGGCCAGCGTGTCAGGCTCGAACGGGGTGCCGGTGGTGGTGATGTGGCGAACAATGCGGTCGCCTTCATCCACCAGTTCTACTGCCACGCTGCCAATCTCGATCTTCATTGCCACTGCTCCCTGACCCATGCCACGCCGCAGTTGTGCGGCTTATGGCTGCCGGCGAATATCACCAGCGATGCCGATGCCGGCCGCACGCTGGTGAGGTGACGGTATCCCAGAAAGAACCCCGGCGGCATAAGCCGCTGTAGGATCGCGGCGTCAGGCACACATTCTTCAATGACGCGCTGATCGCCATACCGACCGTGCTTTGCCATCCACACGCTATCGCACACCAGCACCGCCGCACGGTTAAAGGCGTCATCCCCGAAGCTTGGGTTAAGCACCATGACGCAAGAGCCATAACGGCACGGCCAGTTGAGGTTGCCGGCGGCGCGCGTGAAGTTCTCACAGATGGCGAAGTCAGCGCCTACATTTTGCAGCGGCGTCAGGTCACCGACCACCGCAGTGTCTAAGTCGATATAAACGATCCGGCGCGTCTGCCGCCACGTGTATTGCAGCAGTGCCAGCTTAGCCCACCAGCCCAGCAGGCCGCCCGGCACGGGGTGCATCTTCACGCCCTCAATCTGATCGGGCTGATCGGTGAAGCACGCAATATCGAATGAGCCCGGCGCGGCGTGCCGCCGTATGCCGTTGCGCAAGCGCTCAACGTACTCAGGCCCGTAACGGGTGCCTGAGCGCACGCATGCGAAGGTCACCTTCATACCGCACCAGCCCACACATCGCGCGCCGCGCGCCACTCGTTGGCGTAGGCTACGTTTTCAAAGCCCGGCAGCCACGGCCCGCCATCGGTAAAGTGAACGATCGCCGGATTGACGGTCGCCGGCGAGTGACCCACCAGCCAATTCCACTCCACCCCCAGCGCGCCTATAAGGCCGTCAGTGGGGGCGAGCCAATCAAACTGGTGCAGCGCTAGGCCGCGCCACGTGTTCACCACCTCAACAGTGAGCCCACCGCGCACGCCCGGGTGCTCGCAGTTAAAGACCATCATGCTTGACCAGTTCTTGCGCGCGTAGCCCGTCTGCGGCTGCCCATCCATCTTTTGATCGCTGGTAGGGCGGTGGTCATGCTTCACGCACCATACGGCAATATCGCGGTGCTCTGCCGCTTGCTCGAACAGCGGCCGCACGTCACGGCGCACCAGCATATCCGCATCAAGGAAGGCGGCGATGCCGTGGTAGCGCGTCAGCGCCGGCACCAGAAAGCGCGTCAGCGCAAACTCGGTGGCCATGGGCTTGCCGGATATTTCATCCATCAAGATGCCGGCAGCAGTGCGGTGAGTTGGCCGCGTGTAGAGCCCAGCGGTCACCAGCCGGTCCATCCTCAGCGCGTGCACCTGTAGGCTACCCCACCGGGCATGCCTCAACAGGGTGTGGCGCGCTACCGCGAACGCCTCAACCTCGCGCGGGTCATACCCGATAAAAACGTGCCACGGCCTCAGCATAGGTATCCGCCTTCTCGAAACAGTTGATCGCACTTTCGGGAAACGCATTGACCACGCGCACGCCGGCAGCCTTCAGCCGCGGCGCGATGACGTTGAACGCCGCCGCCCACGTGGCCCAATTTCCGTTGCTGTGCTTGCGGGGGCGAATGTAGTGCTGCTCGTTGTGGTGCACCGGGCCGTCCTTTTCCTCACCGCGGTAGTCGAAGCCCAGCAGTATGACGCCGCGCGGTGGACCCAGCGCGTACACCATGCCCAGCGAGCCGAACCCCGAAGATCCTCCGCTATACACCTCGCCCGGTGAGCGGGACAGCCCGACGCCCGGGTGGCGCTTCACAAAGCGAACGCACGCCGGCTTCTGGGCAATCATCGTGGCCGCGCCGGGCTCAGGCACCGCCCAATATACCGGCATGGTTACCTCGGCCGCGAGGCGCTCGCGCCATTCTTCATAGCGCGGCGTGTCCAGCCCGAAGCCGCACGCCGCCCACGGCAGATCGAATATGCTGCCCTTGACCGCCATCACGCGCACGTCATCGCGGCGCATCTGGTCGAAGTCGAAGCCGGCCAACGAACGGCCGCCAGCAACGATGACAGCAATCTTATCTTGAAAGATCATGGTGCGCTCCCGGCAAGAGAAAAGCCCGGCAGCACTCTGGCTGCCGGGCTCCGTCGTGTCAATCCATGCTGACACGGCTTCAATAGGGGCTAGGCCCCTCACAGAATGCTGGTGTCCACGCCGCGGTTATACTGAAGGCGGAATTGGCCCAGCACCGCGAAGATACGCAGTTGGTTCACAAGGTCAGGCGGGTACAGCACCGACACGCGGTTCGGGTTATTGCTGTCACGCTCCACGATCAAGTTATCCTTGAACGCGGCGGCGTTCTCCACCAGCCCGTTGAACTCCGCGATACGATACTGAGCAATCAGTTCGGCCTTGATGATCTTGGGCGTCACGATTGCCTGACCCGGGCCGAAGCGCGTGCCGTCATCGGCCAGCTTGTGGCGCGGCCACTTGCTGGTGACCGCGTGCTGCAGGTCGCGGAAAAGACGCGCGAGGGTGGCCAGCGTGGTCACCAGTTCGTAAGCGTCATCGCCCTGACCGTAGCTGTTGAGTTGGTACGTGGTGCTCTCACGCAGCAGCGCCACGTTGCCGTTCGGGTTGACGTTCGCCGTGGCCAGCCCGTTGCCGGCGAGGTTGTTCAACTCCGTTTTGCTGAAGCGCTGGTGCTTCGGTGCCGGCTTCAGGCTCAGCAGTTCGAGCGTCTGAAGCGGGCGGGCCGGGTCATTGAGCAACGCGCGCGCCGCCTTCGCGGTGTACGCCGCTGACCACTCCCACTTCGGTGACGGCGCTGCCGTCTCCATGGCAATCACGCTCAGCAGACCGCTGTTCTGGGTTGCGCCCCAGACCAGCAGGTTCGCATACGTGTCGCGGTAGGCCGAGAACAGGTGGCCGTAGGTCTGGCGCATCCAGCCCCAGCGGCCGGTATCGCTGAAGCCGTATTCGGTGTTCCAGTCCGACAGCGACGTGGTGTCGGTGAACGGCATGGCCACGAACTCGTATGGCTCATCGCCAAGGTTGGCGATTGCCGCCGCAAAGTCCGGTGCCGCCGTGCCGCCGGTGAGGAAGTTGCTGCCGCTGTACGCCAGCGCAATGCCGGCCGGCATACGCTCGCCGCCGTTCACGCCGAGGTAATTGTCCTGCATGCGGATATCGTTGCCGCTCTCACCCTTCCACTTGCAGGTCAGTGTGACCACCGCACCATCGGACGCCGCCGAAGCGGTCACCGGGAGCGTGGCCAGATCGTTGATGGCCGCCACCAGCGCTTGCGCCACCTCAACCGCGGTGTCATCCACGGCCACCGCCAACTCAACGCGCTGGCCGGCGATGTAGACGTACAGCGTGCCCGCCCCGGTCGCGGGGCCGGTCACAGTGATGGTGCCGCTCGCGGTCACGCCAGCGCCGGGCTCGGCCACGGGCAGGCCATAGACTTCGTGGGCGAAGTTGTTCGCAAAGAACGCGGTGAACATGCGCGCCAGCATCGAGCCTTCACCGAACGCGTCGTCGGCCTGAGCCTGAGACGAGATTGCGATAGGCACGTCCACCGGCGCGCTGCCGGCTGCCAGCTTCACACCCACCAGCAGCGCCGGCAGGTTAGCCACGGGGAAGCCGGCCTTGCTGGGATCGACCTCAACCCATACGAGGGGCAAGCGCCAGTTCGCCGGGAAGTTTGAAAACGAGATAGGCATTGCTATCGCCCTCCTTCAGGGTTTCAGGCCAGCCGCGAACGGCTGCGACGAATACGCTTCTGAGGTGCCGACCCGGGCACTTCTCGCACCGGCTTCGCAGCCGGGTTTATGTCCGTAATAGCGCCATCTTGCAAGCGGCGCATCGTAAATTGATCGCGTGGCCACAGCCCACCCTTGACGGGATCAGCCCGGCCGGCCGCCGGGTGCTTCAGGAGCTCAGCCGCCGGCACCGCCGGCCAGACCCTCAACGTCACCATGTCTATGCTCCGCTCTCAGTGTCACCGCTCACAGGCACCAGCCACTTGCGGATGATGGGGTTAGCGTTGCCGGGGTTCGGGTAAGGCGCACCCGTCAGGATGACGCCCTCGAAATCGTCAGGCACGTTCGGCGGGTAGTCAGTGCGGTAGGTGAACACGTACTCAATCTGCACCTCCGCGAATGAGGCGTCGCCAATACGCGGATACACCACCTTGCGATCCATGCTGGCCACGCCTTCAATCATGGCCACAAAGGTTGGATCGGTTAGCAGAACGGCGCTCACGCGCTCAGGCACCGCGCGCACCTTCACCAGCATGTCATCTTCATCGTTGGCGAGCATCAGCGCAGACACGCCGATTGAGCACTGGTGGTAGAAGCTGGGTTCGCCAGCATTGGCGTCACCGTCAGCGGTGGCCAGATCGCGCATCAAGAACACGGACAGGCTGGGCAGGTGCTTTGGGTCCACGTCCAGCATTGGCGTGCGGCGAAAGGTGGTGAAGGCTGCTTGCAAGGTGGCGTCAGCGCTCACCCTGAGGAACGCCGCTTCATGCAAATCGTTGGCGTGATCGTCACTCATCGACCCAGCCCACCAGCATGAGGGTGCGACCGCCTTGACCGTCATCGTCGGTATCAGAGACGCGATACCAAACGCCATCAACGCGAACGCGGTCGCCTTGCTCAGGTGCCACAGCGAACATGGCCGTGCCGTTCGCATTTTGCTCATCCAGCTTGATGCCGAGCGTTGTCCGCTGGGTACTCACCACGCCTTCAAGGGTCTGCACGTCAACCGGCGCGCTACTGAAAACACCGCGCGCATCGTACTCAGCCCCGGCAGGTACAGACGCGCGCGGCTCTATGCGAACCGCGCGCGAGAACATGGCGACTGCCGGGCCTAGTACCAGCTTGTTTAGGTCAAGGCCCATGGCACCGCAGGCTTACGCGCCCAGCTTGCCCTTCAGCAGCACGCGCGGGCGGGTGCAGATGTGCAGCGCGTTCATCTGCACGTCGAGGTGCACGCCCTTGCCGTTGCTCATTTCGTACTGCTTGGCGTACAGGCGCTTGCCCGGGGTGTTGACCGTCTCGATGTAGTCAGCCGGCGCGTGGTACGAGCGGAAAAGCCCGGGCACGCCGACCGGGATGAGGTGGCACTTGTCGTCATCGATGTACTTGGTAGCGCCCACCGCGCCGCGGTAGTTTTCCCAGACGATGCCGCCGAACTCGAACGTGCCCCAGCTTTGACCGCTCTGCACGTAGCCGCCGCGCAGTTGGCTCGCCGCCTCCTGTGCGAGGTAGCTTTCGCGCACCTCGGCGTTCTTGATGAGCGCATCGAAGAAGCTATCCGAGCAGAGCGCGTGCACGCCGCTGAAGGGCAGGCCGCCCAACTCGTTGCCGGTGGTGCGGATGATGCCCGCCATGAACGCACGCAGGTTGCCGCTGTTCTTGTTCGCAAAGTCGAACGCCAGTTCGGCCACCTGCTCCACGCCGAACTCGTCGAACAGGTTCAGGTCGCTGCCGTCATCCGGGTACACCACGATGCCCTTGATGGCACCGATACGGGCGTATTCCTCGGTGGCAGCGAACGAGCGCTGGTGGTCGAGGAAGCGGCTGGCCAGCTTGCCTTGAAGCGTCTCAACGGCGCGCTCCTGACCGAAGGCGCGGATACCCTGCACTTCCTCGGCCATCACCGCATCGTTGATTTCTTGGTGCGGCACGTAGAACGGGCGCAGGTTGCGCTTGCCCTTGCCGACCGTGGTACCCGGCGCACCGCGCGGTGAGCGCGGCACCAAGATCAGTTGTTCCTCGGCACCCTTTTCGATGCCCACGGTGGTGGTGTCCACCGGGGTTTCCTCGAACAGGCCCATTGCGCCGATACGGCCGGGCACGAACTTCACATCGTTGATCGCGTCCGTCAGGTTGATGACCGAGAACGCGTCTTGCTTGAAGATATCCAACATTGGATTTGGCTCCATCCTTCAGGTTAGGCGCGTCTCAGATGAGTACGGCCGGCGTCAGCAGCAGCAGGCTTCAGCGAACGATGATGCCGACCGCCGACAGTTCGGCGTGCTTCGCCGCCTTCTCGGGGTCGGTGGTAACGGTGCTGGCGTACTCAAGAACTTTGCCGTTCACCTCGGCGTCACGCGTGATGGCGGCCACGGCCTGATCGGCGTCGGTGGCGTCCACCTCGTAGATGGTGACGGCCACGGCCGTCTCCGCACCTTCTTCGCCGGTGTCAATGCCGTCATGCGACGGCCAGTATTTGCCATCGGCCGTGATCTTGCCGACCACCGTGCCGGCCTTGACCACGCCAGCGCCGGTCTTGATCGTGATGCTGTCACGGGAGCGGGAGCCACTGGCTTCCGACAGAATGAACTCACCCGGGTGACGGCCTTCGGTCAGTGCAGCCATTTTGGCGATCCTTTCTCCTGAGGGGCACGCCCTCTGAAAATCTGGCAGCTTTTACGCTCTTACAGTGGCGAGGTAAATCCCCCCGCCCCTACTTCTCAGCCTTTTCGAGGCCGGCGCGAGCGTTGACGGCCTTGACCGCCTTGCCCCAGCCGGCCTTGGCTTGCGCCGTGGTGACCGTGCTGCCGCTGGTGCCGGTGTCCGCATGCTGCCCCACCACCGTTTCCGGCTCGCGGTCAGCCTTGGCTTTCGCCAGCGCGGTGCGCACCTCAGCGACAGGCTTGTAGGCGGCGATGAAGTCGGCCGCCTTGCCGGGGTATCCGGCCAGCGCACACAGGTCGCGCACCTCGGCGGCGTAGGCCGTAAACTCGGCCTGAAGCTTGGGGCGGGCGGCGTCGAGGCTCACCACGTTGCCGCCAGTCTCGGCCGGCGGCGAGGCGGCGGCAGCCGCCGCGGCCGGCGGCGCGGGCGGGGTGACGGGCGGCGGCGCATCCTTGTCCAGCGCCGCCTTGAACGTGGCGCGCGCCTTTTCGGGCAAGCACGCCAGCGCCGGGGCAGCGAACTTGGCGGCCATCTTCACATCGGCCGTCACCTCATCGACATAGCCAAGCTCTTTGGCTTCGGTGGCCGTCATAAGACGGTCCTCGGCCATCAACTTGCCCACCGCCTCGGCCGACTGGCCCGAGCGCGACGAATAGGTGGCCGTGAAGCTGTCCGTCATACGCCCCAGATCGGCGGCCACGCGCTCCATGTCAGCCTTGGTGCCGAACGCAATGCCGTGCGGCTCGTGAATGAGCATGAACGTGTTCGCCGGGGCGATGATCTTGTCAGCGGCCATGACGACATAGGACGCCGCAGATGCAGCGATGCCGTCGATGTGCGCCTCCACATCGGCCTTGTGGTTCTTCAGCATGTTGTGGATGGCCACGCCGTCCATCACATCGCCGCCGGGCGAGTTGACGCGCAGCTTGATCTTGCTCACGTCCCCCAGCGCCTTGAGGTCGGCGTTGAACTTCTCAGCCGACACGGCGTCATCGTCCCAATAGCTCTTGCCGATAACGTCATAGATGATGATTTCGCCAACGCCGCCTTCGGCCTTCATGCTGTACCAGTTGCGCATCGGGGTTCTCCTTCTTCGGTGTTGGGCTAGGCCGCGGTGGCGGCCGGGTCATCTTCTTCGTCGTCGCGCTCAGGCGTCTGCACCACGTCGCTGCCTTCAAGCAACGGATCGGGCAGCACTGACCCGGGCGCGCGGGCTTGCGTGAGCCCCGCCTTGCTGACCTTGCGCGCATCGCTGTCAAGGACCAGCCCGTAGTCATCCAGCAGCGCCGCGTCATCGGCAATGCGTTCAAGTGCCTCAACCGCATCGTAGCCGTTGGCTTCCAACACATCACTGAGCGGCTTGAAGCCAGCGCGCACGGCGATCAATTCAGCGTTGGTGTCTTTGTACGGGTCAGCCCACTGAGAGGCTGGCGCGATCCAGCGCGTGCGCACGTAATCCAGTGGCGCGGTGCGGTACTGTGTTGCGGTCACCGGCAGCGCGCCGGACAGCACGCCGGCCTTGAACCATTGCGCTCGCACGGGGCGGCACATTTGGTAGACCATCACGCCGTGCTGCACTTGCTCAAGGCGGCGGTGAAATTCAACGATGCCACCGCGCGATGACGAATAGTTGGCCTTCTTCAGGTCACCCGTCATGGCCGCATAGGGTATGCTCAGCGCTGAAGCGATCGATAGAAGGTTACGGTACTGAAACGCCTCGTATGATCCGCCCACGTCCGCCGGCGAAGCAAACTCAATTTCCTCACCGGGTAGAAGCTGCTGAAGCGTGCCGGGCTCTAGCGTCACCTGCGGCACGTCTTGCAAGTCATCCGCCTCAGGGGCCTCATCCTCGAACACCGCCTCGGGTGCCTTGATAAAGCCGGCGAACAGCGCAGCTACCTTCTTGCGCTCCAACTCAGCGTCATCGTAGCTGTCCAGCAGCCACAGCTTGAGCATGGCCGGCGCAACCCACGGCAAGCCACGCACCTGACCGGGGCGAAGCGGGCGGAAGATATGCAACACCTGATCGGCCGGCACGCGAACCGGCGAGTTGGTATCGCTGCCATCGAACACAAGGCCATCACCCGGGTGGCGGCGGTAAAACCAATAGGCCACGCGCGCGCCGATGGCGTTGAACTCCACGCCGTTGACAATGCGATTGCCGTTGTCCGCGACCTTGTTCAGTTCGATAGGGCACATATCCCCTTCAAGTAGCTGAAGCTGTAGCGGCACGCTCAGCCCGTCCTCGGGGCGGCGCGCGCGCAAGCGGATGAAGCACTCACCCGCCTCAAACATGGCGCGGCCGGCCAGCGATTGCAGGCCGTAAAAATCTGAGAGGCCGTCAGCGTCGGCCTCATCTGTCCAGTCAGACCATGCCTGCGACACGGCCTTGCGTAGCGCCTTGTCGCTGATAGTGGGCGACGGCTTGATCCCGGTGCCAACCAAGTTGGCCACAAAGCTTTCGCAGGCTGACGCGGCGTAGGGATTGTTTCGCACCAACTCACGCGCGCGGTCGCGCAGCTTGCGGCCGTCCATGGCCACCAGCCTATTCGGCCCCTCGCTACCGGGTCGCCAGTGACCTAGGCGGCGGCGCACCGATGCCGCCTCATAAGACATGCGCGCACCGTGGGCGACCTTCTTCGCCTCGGCCGGCACCTTCACAGCCTTTGCCTTGCGGGTGGTCTTGCTAGCCATGGTCAGATGCCTGAGCCTGAGTAGTAGCCGCGGCTGGCGGCAACCCTCAGCGTCTTGCGCTTAGGCTTGCCATCGAGTTGAGCCTGAAGGTCAGCGCGCGCTTGGCGCATTTCGTCAAGCGAACGGTACTCGGCAGACTTGCCATCGTAGGACGCACGCAGCACGCCGCTGGCCATGGCTTCATCGAGTGCTGCGATCCACGCCTGAAGCTGCTGTGTAGTGGCCACCGCCTGCCCTCACCGCCCCATGAACAGCGACCGAAACAGACGGCGGCGCTGCCCCTTGCGAGGCGCACTCATAACATCGGGGCGGGGCAGTTGGCTATCCCCCTTTTTCGGGCGGGCTGGGGACGGCCCGGCGGGCGGCGGCGGCGCTTGCCGGCTGGTGGCCGGCACCTCAGGGGCCAGCGGCGGCGGGCCGACCAACCTAATGGGGATAGAAGCCCGCGCGGCCAGCGCATAGACGTAGGTATCAAGCGCTTCGTTTCGCTTTTTCTCGGGCAGCACCCAGACGCGGTAGGGCTTGCCCTCTTTCTTGCGCGTCACAACCTGTTCGGCGGTCAACTGATCGAAGTAGTCTGCATCGAAGCCCTGACCGGCCGGGAAGTGAATGTAACCGGGGCCGGGTCTGGTAATGCGAAGGCGGCCGTAGATCGTATCCTTGCCGGTATCAACGCCCACCAAGAACACTTCGTTGCGCTTGTCCTTTGTTTTGCTGACGCGCTTCGGCCACACCGGGTAGGGGCCGGCGCGACCTTTGATCGGGAAGATACGCCGCGCGCGGCGCTTGTTGGTGAAGTCGAACACCGCGTTCGCATGGTGACCGCCAGTGTCAACGCACGCCGCGCGCACGCGTAGCTCCCGGCCGTCATCCGTGGTCAAGCGCTCAAGCAGCAGCGCATCTAGGTCATCCCACACTTGCTTCTGTGCCGGGTCACCATGGATGACCTCGTACCGCAGCGCCCAGCTTTCTTCGTTGACGCCCCAGCCCCACCATTGCGCCTCTAGGCGGTCACCCTGCACGTCAACGCCTACAGTCACCAGCCGCACGCCGGCCGGCACCGTGGCAGGCGAGTAGTTTTCGCCGCGCGTCAGCAGGGCGCTGCCCTCAACCTTCTCAGCAGGTTCCTCCCACACCTCGCCCAGCACGGTATTCGTCCACACCTGCAACAGCGCAGGATCGTGCCGCGCCGCCAAGAACTCGCGCACAATGTCTTGCATGGTCAGCCACGGTGACAGCAGACCGGGGATATGAAAGCCGGCAACGCCGGCCGGGCTCACCGCTGTTGCTCGCCATTCGCCGCGCTGAGCGGCGTCAAACCTATCAATGTCATCCCAGATGGCACCGCAGTGCTCGCACACATAGTGCGCCGTGTCGGGCATGTGCTCACCCTTCTCATCTTTGTCCCACCGCACCTGCGACCACTGAAGGTGCTGGGCTTCACCGCACGCGTGGCACGGCACAAAGTAGCGGCGCTGATCTGACGCCTCCCACTCGCGGTTTATGACGCTGGTGGCCTTCAGCACTGGCGTGGACCCCACCAGCGTCTTCCTATTCCAGAACGTGGTCTGGCGCTTGGCTGCCAGCGATAGCGGGTCACCTTCGGTGCCGGCTGACACGGGGTAGCGGTCAACTTCGTCAGCTAGCACCACGCGTATAGGCCGCGAGGCAAGCTGTGACGGCGCGTTGGCACCGATGATTGCCAGCCGCCCGCCGGGAAACACCTTGCCTAGTATCGTGTTGCCAGTAGTACGCGAGCGGGCTTCCTGCACGCGACCACGCAAGGCCGGCGTGTCGCGCAGCATTGGCGCTAGCCGATCCTTTGACCACACCTCAGCAAGGTCAATGGTGGGCTGGATGACAAGCAGCGAGCACGGGTCTTGATCGATGAAGTAGCCGCACGCGTTATTCAGTATCTCAGTCCACCCAACCTGAGAGCCCTTGATGCACACCACCTTCCCTATGGCTGGGTCACAGATAGCGTCCATCACGCCGCGCTGGTATTCCGCACGCGCGGTGCGCCACTTGCCGGGCTCGGCAGAACTTTCAGGTGACAGGTAGCGCTTCGCGTCGGCCCACTCAGATATCGTCAGCCTCGGCGGCGGCGCGAACGCGTGCATCGTCGAGGTGGCCAGCGCTGCCACTGGCGGCCGGCAGTGCAGTGACATTGAACCTTGAGAGTTCTGAGAGCGCTTCGGTGATTTCGTCACGTAAGGCTTCCTCGACGGCTAGCGCGGTCTTGACGGTCAGCAGCCGTGCACCAAGCTTGCTCGGTATCACCAATAACCTAGTCTTGACGTTCTGGACAATAGCCGTCCACGCCATACGCACTTCCTCAACGTGCAAGTAGGTGCCGCGCATCCGCGCTAGCTCAATCTCCGCCATGTCAGCAGCCGCCTTCGTCTTTCTAGCGCGCTCCTGCGTGAACGCCTCGCTGCCTAGCTCAACACCGACAGCACGAGCGCGAAGAAACTTCACGTAACCCTGCACGCTGCCGATCAACTCATACTTGCCGCGCTCAGGTGCAGGGATAACGCCATCCTTGGCTAGCTGCTGCACCCGCCGGGGCGTCACGTCCAGCAGCTTTGACAGGTTGGCCAGTGAAAGGGTGACAACGCCGCTGTCCGCCATGGTCATTCTCCTAGAGGCCGTTTTGCTGGGGTTTTGAGGGTCCGGGCGTTGGCAAATACGCCACGGCACCCCTTGCAACCCCTGCGGGGAATTGGGATATTGTTGGGGTCGGTGCCAACGGCGGCAGTAGCCAGCCCGCGGCACCCAATAAAACCAACGATACGGCCACAAGGTAAGGGCCGGGCTCTTTGAAAAGCGAACCTCAAGACCAAGGCGCAGGCTCCTACTCGTTGTAGCCGCCGCCCGGTCACGCAGTGGGCAGCAGTAGCTAGCCCAGCCGGCACACACTCGCCGGTGATTGCGCGACTGAGGCGAACCGCCGACAGTGCAGGTTCAGACCAACCAAGCATGTATCTCAAACAAGCAAACACGTCCACGGGGCGGCGCACGCTGCCCCGTGTGGTGTTTGCTTTCCACCTCAACCAACCAAACGGAGAATGACGATGGCTGACAACGATGGGATGACGCATGTGCGCGTGGTGCTCAGTGACGCCACCGGCAAAGTGCTGAAGGTGCTCAACGTTGTGTGCGAGGACGCGGAAGATGCCGCGGGCCAAATACACGCCAACCTAGAGCGCGACGCCAAGCACGGCGAACTGGACGGCTGCGAAGAAGTCATCGAGGTCGGGCAGTAAGCCCGCCCACACTCAACCCCAAACAAAGGACAATAGCGATGCACGTCAAGTTTGAAGGCGTACACGGTTACGCCACTTATGCCGCCGCACAGAAGCGCGGTGAGGAAGTAGAACGACAACGATCCGGCGCTGCTGAGTTTCGCTGGGTAGTCAT